AGCGGATGATCTTTTCACGTAATCTTTCAGTGATACTATTGACGATGGCCTCAGACAAGTCTAAACACCCCCTTTGCCGAAGAAGCGATCTGCTCGTTCAGCGCCTCCTCGATCCGCGCGATCACCGTTTCGGCATCCACCTCTTTCGAGATCGGTCCGGTTTGAACCCTGACCGACGGCCGCAGCGATACGAAGTTCTGAATGCTCTTCATCTCTGCAAGCTCGCGCATCATTTTCAGGTCTTCACTGCTGATGTCCACGGTGTCACGGATTTTGCCGACCTCTCCGACTTTGTCGATGTTGGGTTTGGTTTGCCACTGGCTGTAGTCATCCCCTCCATACCCCTGTTTTGCCGCTTGTTCAGCTTCTTTTTGGGCACGTTTAGCGGCGCGATTTTCCAAAAAATCAAGCACTTTTTGTTCTCGTTCAGCTGCTTTTATTGCGGCATCGAGCTCCATTTGTTTTACTTTTTCCTCTCCAGCCTGCCGGATCGCTTCTGCCTCTGCAGCTGCTTTTGCAGAATAATTCACCCTTTCAATCGTATCCATTTCGATGAATGGTAAAGCATTTAACTTTTCAATGAGCCAGTTTATGCTGTCAATTACCCCATTGACCAATGTCTCCATCAACTTCAGCGATTCCACTTTCGCCCATTGAAAAGCGTTTGTGATTCCGTTGCCAACGCGCTGAAAGAAAATGGGCACCCGGTCGAAGAAATTAAGAATTGAATTCCAAGCTCTCATCAGTCCCGCCGCAAATTGGTCATTCGTCTTCCAAAGATTGACAATCCATAGGACTAAAGTGGTTATGGCTGAAATGAGAAAAATAAAAATGTTCGCTTTCTGAACGGCATTCAACATGCGCCACGCGGCGGCTAATCCTTGTGTCGCCGTAATTTGACCAATCATGGCCGCTGTCATCACCGCAGTTTTTACAGCAAGTAACCCTTTCGCAATCGCCTGCGCCCGCGTAACCATTAACCATGCCCCAAAAGCACCTACGATTCCCCATACGATAGGTTCAATCATCGACCAGTTTGTCGAAATGAAATTCGCGGTTTTCCCCACAACATCCAACAACCACACTGCCGCGACGGCGGCCGCAGATATTGCCTTGCCGACCCCTTGCATACTTCGTTCCATCTTTGGGTCGTTGAGCATGTTATTGATATATTGCAGCGCAGGTCCGAATTCTTGGAGGGCGTAATTTTTCATTCTATTTATAACATCACCAAAAGTTACAGGCATAGATTCAAATCTCTCATTTATTTCATCTGCGGCAGAAAACATTGCGTATTTGATAACACCCGAAGTGATTTTCCCTTCTGACGACATTTTTTTCAATTCACCTTTTGTAACCCCTAAAGCTTCGGCGATTTTTTCAGCTAAAAAAGTTGCATTCTCCATAATGGTTACATATTCGTCACCCTGTAAGCGCCCAGATGCCATAGCTTGGCTTAATTGATACATCGCCGCTTGTTGACCTACGATATCTGTACCACTTATCTTAAATACTTTTTGCATAAGTTCTGTAAAAGCTACTATTTCTTCCGTCCCCTTGAATGCATCCGACGCTAAAAGACCCATTCTAGCAACTGCATCAGCCATATTTGAATAAGTCCCTCTAGCCCGATCAGCTGCAGCAAAAATTTTTTCTTGCAATTTGGCGGTGGTCTGCAATCCGTCATTGATCATATTTAACCTGGCATAAGTGTTAACATACTCATCGGTAATATTTGCAATAGCTTTGACGCTTTGAAAAGATAAATAAGCGGCGGCAACATTTTTTACAGACCTTAGCAATCCATCAGTATTGGATTTTCCTTGATTCACTGCATGATTAAACTGCTTTTGTGCTTTTTCCGATTGTTCAATTTGTCTCATGATTTCAGCTTCTGCTGAGGAAATTTGTTCTTTCGCGGCAGTAAGCATACGACTTACGCTTTGATTTCGTTCTGTGACATCCTGCATTTGCTCAAATGTACGTATCATAAGATTCATGCTGGTTGTAATTGCTTTGATAGGCCCGGTCATACCATCTAGCATTTTGATCGTGGATGAAATGGTTGGCACTCAAGTTCACCACCTTTAATAAAAAAAACGTTCCCTATCTTGAGAACGTGAAAATTTGCAGTTAATTTTCATTTACTTTTTTATCGATTGATTCAAGATCAGTAATCATCTGAGCTCTTATCTCAGTAATTTCTTCTTCTGACAAACCAATCTTCTTCAACAGTACAATTCTATTTTTCGCTATTATTGTTGCGGCTTCTTTAGCTCTGTTGATGTTTTCTCTAGCATTTGATAAATCCTTTGTTGCATTTGAGTCTAAATATTTCATTAAACTGTTTGCCGCACTTTGATCAGCAAGAGCAAATGTTTGAAAGGTTGAAAGATATTCCTTTTCGTCATCCGTTTTCCCATAATTAAAGCTTATCGATATTTGCCCAAACCATTCACTTGCGTTTTTACAGTAATCATAGAAATCTAACTTGGACATCTCCCCGTTGGAGAATGCATTCATAGCTTTCATCAAATAATTGTGAGCCTCATACATCTTTAAATAATCGTCCCAGGACTTTTCGTCAAAAGCAATGCTAATTTCTTGAGAATTTTCGGATTCGGTATTGATTGTGTTAGTAGTTTCGGTTCCTGCAAGCTCATTTTCATTCAGTACAACCCCTACAACAAAACAAACAATTGACAAGGCAAATGATATTAACACTCGTTTGCCATGTTTTTTCTTAATCAACCAATAGACAAGACCCACAATGGTTGTTGTTACAAAAACAAACCACAAAAACATAAAGAAGTAAAACACCAAAACCATCCTCCTGACAGTTTGTACTTCATTTCTACATTTTACCACAAAAAAATCTGTCAGATGATTCATCTGGTTTTGGTTTTTCTTCTAATTTCAGCTTCGGCCCTTTTTTCACTCTCTATTTTCAGATCAATCATAGCCATGATTGCAGCCTTTTCCTCCCGAGGCAAGTTTACAAACTGCCCCGGGAGAATGTGCAATTTATGGAGGGCGTAATACGCGTAATTTGCTTCCGCGTCGCCCTCCCGAATCAGTTTTTTACTTCATCCACCAACGACTCCATGTCTACATCAAAACCGCTCAGTTCGGAAATTTTTTGTGCTAGTGTGGCGACTTCTCCCGGCAAAAGCACCCGTGAAAGATATTCTTCAGGTGTCGCGCATCCAAGTTTTTGGATGCTGGCCGCATCCTTAAAATCTGGATCAATGGTATGTTCGATAACCACCGAAATGTTAAAACCGGAAGAATCAAATTCGGCTTTACGCCCTTTTCCATGTGTATGTCGTTTGCGCAGTTCGTCAAACGTTTTGTTGGTCATTGCTTTGATTTTGAATTTCAAAGGATTGCCGTCTTTGTCTTTGAATCTGGGAGAAACTACAACTTCATCAGTAAGACCGTCTACCGGGTTGGCGTTTAAGAAATCTTGTAACGTACTCATCTATTACCCCTCCAAAAAATGATTAGGCGCCCGTAATCGTATTGAACCGGTCCAGAATGTCCACGTCATCGAAAGTGAACGGAAGTTCCTCTTCCAGCATGTCGTCGCTGGTGGAATCAAATTGAGCGATCACCACGCTGTCCAGATTGCAGTTTTTGAGCACAACTGTTTGTTTCCCTGCGCTGGATACCGGATCTTCGTTCACAATCTGCAAGTCGAACCAGAAATCGCGCCCTGTCTTGACATAATCCACCATCATCTGCCGGAAAAGCGACGTAACATAATAGATAGTCAGCGTGCCACTGCCGCTCCAACCGGCGGATCGTTGAGAGGTGTTCGTCTTACCCAGGATCGGCACATCTACTTTATTCTTCTCAATCGTCGCTTCGATGGACTTGGCGTAAAACAACTCCTCTACCCGACCGTTTATTGTCGCGTAGGCCCGCGCCATTTTGCCACTGATTGCGTCCTGGTTTCGGAAAAAGGCCATTTCTCACTTCACCCCTTACCGGACCGTCACGGTCATATAGATTTTTTCAATGCTGTCGACAGGCCAAACCCACTGATTCACGACGACAGCGTCCGTGTCAGCGCCCGGCAACACTTCGAGATCCGTCTGCGGGTCGAAGTTTTGCACCGCGCCGATGTTTTGATACTGGTTTGTAATGTTGATGATCTCCGACTTAAACAGGTTGCGGCCGTCATCGTTGTTGGCCACTTTGCCGATATACGACTGCGAGAACGTCCTCATGTAGTCGTTGGCCAGACCGTCCAGCACGCGCAGCACGCGATTTTTTCTGAACGCCTTGCCTTTCTCCGGCGTGAAGGTGTGCAGCGTGTTGATGTCCTGTTCAACGATCGCCCTGCCATCCATAACCGTAAACACGAATTCACCGTTCTGCAGCGCAGTGACGATCTGGCTGTTTGTGTACTTCGGCGCCACGTCAACCGCACCATCGTATGCGTCATACGTCAGCGACTGATTCGCGGCTGAGCCTGCCGTCGCCCCTGCCACCCATGCTACGGCCTGTGCAGCGGTTAGCGTGGTCCCATCGGCCAACACGACGCCATTCTTGACACTGATCACGCCTTCATAATCGGCAGTAGGGTAGTTTTCCACGACGACTTGAATCTTCTTGCCCTCGTCTTCGCGAAGGCGTTTGGCGAACGACACAAACACGCCTTTGGTTGTCGTATCTGTCGCCGTGAGCCCGATCGTGTTAAAGTCGTGCGCTTCAA